GCTTCAGGTGGCTCAGTCTCCTCTGCCTCTAAGCGTGCTGATGGTTGCGCTGTAAAGGGTAAGACCAAGGGCAAGATGCTGGCTCGTGGCGGGAAAACCTGCTAATGCGCGCTTGTCGGGGTATGGGGGATATAAACCCTTCCAAAATGCCGGGTAAAAAGACAATCCGTCGTAAGGATAACCCCGACGAGGTGGCTGTGTATGCTAAGGGCGGTAAGGCGAAGCTTGACATCTCCAAAGCGATCAAGAAACCGGGCGCACTCCGTGCGCAGCTTGGCACTCCTAAGGGAAAGAAAATCCCAGCAGGGAAACTTGCAAAAGCCGCCAAGGCCCCCGGTAAGCTAGGTCAACGTGCACGGTTTGCGCAGATGCTTAAGGGCTTCAAGAAGAAGTAATGGCCCGGTCGGACGAACCCAAGTGGAAACGCATTGTCGCTAGTGTAAAAGCTGGCGACAAAGGCGGCAATCCGGGGCAATGGTCCGCGAGAAAAGCTCAGCTTGCTACGCAGCGGTATAAGAAGTCTGGCGGTGGCTATAGCGGCCCAAAGACAGAAGCACAGAAATCCTTGACCAAATGGACCAAGGAAGACTGGGGAACCAAGTCGGGCAAGCCGTCTACGCAGGGCAAGAAAGCTACGGGTGAGCGCTACTTACCTAAGAAAGCACGTGAGGCTTTGAGTTCGCAGGAATACTCTGCTACAAGCAAGGCGAAGCGCGCAGGTATTAAGGCAGGCAAACAGTTTGTTAAGCAGCCGAAGGCCATAGCGAAGAAGGCAGCGAAATACCGATGACCACTAGCGGAACCAGCACATTTAATCTTAACCTCAACGACCTAGTCGAAGAGGCTTTTGAGCGTTGCGGGGCTGAGCTTCGCACGGGCTATGACTTACGCACTGCGCGTCGTAGTTTGAACCTGCTTACCATTGAGTGGGCTAACCGTGGTATTAACCTGTGGACCATCGAGCAAGGTTCGATCCCTATGGTTCAGGGGCAGATTGTCTATGACCTACCTGTAGATACCATAGACCTACTTGAGCATGTCGTGCGCACCCAGACTGGGGAGCAGCAGACCGACATCACCATCAACCGGATTAGTATCGACACATACTCGACTATTCCAAACAAGAACGCGCAGGGTCGGCCTATCCAAGTGTGGATCAACCGCCAGTCAGGTGCAGACTATCCGGTTACTGGTGTGAAAGAACCGCAGATTAATGTGTGGCCAGCCCCAGACCAGAGCAACTATTATACCTTTGTTTACTGGCGCTTGCGCCGCTTACAGGATGCTGGTGATGGTGTTACTACGCAAGATATACCGTTTAGGTTCCTCCCTTGTTTGGTGGCTGGTCTCGCGTACCACCTATCCCTAAAGGTTCCCGGCGCGCTTGAGCGCTCTGCTGGGTTGAAGATGCAGTACGAAGAACTCTGGCAACAGGCTGCTGATGAGGACCGTGAGAAAGCGCCATTGCGCATCGCACCTCGTCAGTATTTCCGGTGATTTGTGCCTAATCGGTTTGCATCTGGTAAATGGGCAATCGCCCAGTGCGACCGCTGTAACTTTCGGTACAAGCTGAAGGAACTCAAGCGGCTCGTCATTAAGACTAAGAATGTCAATATCCTTGTGTGCCCCACATGCTGGGAACCAGATCAGCCCCAGCTTCAGTTGGGTATGTATCCAGTGGATGACCCACAGGCGTTGCGAGACCCACGCCCAGACAACAGCTACTACCAATCGGGCCTTAACCCGAACAATAACCCAAGTGACGGTAGTCGCATAATCCAGTGGGGTTGGAACCCTGTAGGACTAAATGATCCTTTGGGTTTATTTGGTCTTCCAAATACGCTATTAGGCACTGGTCAAGTAGGGACCGTAACAATTGAGACGGAGAATTAGTGATGGATAAGAAAGATATGAAGCAGGATAAAGCCACTGCAGCGAAGGCCGTGCACAAGCACGAGCGCGCAATGCACAAGGGCAAACCCCTGACTAAGATGGCCAAGGGCGGCAAGACCAACGCACAAATGGGTGCTATGGGCCGCAATCTTGCTAAAGTCGCAAACCAGAAGAAATCTGTACGTAGCGTACCTAAGAAGGGTATCTAATATGGCTAAGGATAACACAGGTTGGCCGTTTCTTGGTGCGGGTGAGAACCCGCTTCCATCGCGTGCAAAACAACCAATGAACTACACGGTTGATATGGGCAACAACGGCTACCCTAATAAAGTAGCTAACACTCAGACTGTGAAAACTCGCGGTACGGGTGCGGCGACTAAGGGCACGCATAGCAGCAAGAAGTTGGCATAATGAATTACGCTGAACTGTTCGAGACAATCAAGGGGTACGTCGAAAACGACTTCCCCAACACCTCATGGACCGGCTCTGACGGCTCCACTCCGGTGACGTTCACGTCTACCGAACAGATCAACACGTTTATTGAACAGGCCGAGCAGCGCATCTTTAACACGGTGCAGTTGCTTGATCTGCGTAAGAACGTGACGGGTAACATGACGGCAGGTAATAAATACCTGTCGGTGCCTTCAGACTGGCTGGCCAACTTCTCTATAGCTGTCATCGACGCTGATGGACGTTATGAGTATATGCTCAACAAGGATGTAAGCTATATCCGGCAGTCGTTTCCGAACCCAACTGTTACAGGTATACCTACACACTACGCCTACTTTGATGAGAACTCGTACATTCTTGGGCCAACACCAGATGAAGATTACGTAGTCGAGCTACATTACTTCTACTACCCAGAGTCAATCGTAACGGCTGGCACTTCTTGGTTAGGTGATAATTTCGATAGCGCTTTGCTTTACGGTGCGCTAATTGAAGCGTATATCTTTATGAAGGGCGAGCAGGACATCAACGCTGAGTACCAGAAGCGGTACACTGAAGCGATGGGGATGCTCAAACAGCTTGGTGAAGGTAAAAACCGTCAGGATATGTACCGGACGCCGCAAGTTCGGTATCCGGTTAGGTAGGAGATATAGATGTTTGATCCCGTTTCAGGCACTATTGGTAACGTCATGGTTATGGCGACCCAAGGTCGTGGGTCCACGCCGGAGGAAGTTGCCGAACGGGCGTTAGACAAAATTATCTATGTGGGTAGCGCAGCACATCCCGCTATTCGTGACCAAGCTGAAGCTTTCAAAGACAGCATCCGTGCTGTTCTGGTGCACTACATGCACGAGGCCGTGCGGTCACATAACGTAACTCTGGTAAATAAATTTAAACAGGCGGGGTATCCAGAGCTTACCTCGATACTCGACACATAAGGAGGCCACGAAATGGCAATTACTCAAGCAATGACCACGTCGTTTAAGGCCGAGCTTATGCTGGCCGTACACGATTTCCGCGTAAGCGGCGATACTTTCAAGCTGGCGCTATACACTTCGTCCGCTTCGATTGACGCCAACACCACCGCATATACTGCGTCAAACGAAATTACAGGTACTAACTACACTGCTGGTGGCGGCACGCTCGTCAATCTGGGCGTCGTTACATCCAACAACAGCGCGTCTACAGGCACAGGCTTCACAGACTTTTCTGACCTGACTTTCGCCAACTCGACCATTACTGCACGTGGCGCACTTATCTATAACACCACGCCATCAGCGCTTTCTAACGCTGGGGGTACGCTAACGAACGCTGCAGTTGCTACGCTAGATTTTGGTTCAGATAAAACCTCGACGGACGGTGACTTCACCATCATCTTCCCAACGGCTACTAATACCACCGCTATTATCCGTATCGTATAAGGAAGACCAATGCCTTTAGTCGTTGCTGATCGCGTCCGAGAGACTACCACTACCACCGGCACGGGGACCATAACCCTTGCCGGTGCTGTAATTGGCTATCAGTCTTTTTCCGTAATTGGCAACGCTAATACGACATACTATACGATCAATCTGGATAGCCAGTGGGAAGTTGGTATCGGTACGTATCTCGGTGCTGGCCCTACGCTTTCCCGTGATACCGTACTAGAGTCCAGTAATGCTGGTGCGCTCGTAGACTTTGCCGCAGGCGTCAAGGATGTGTTTGTTACATATCCGGCAGAAAAGTCGGTGTATCAGGACGGCGCGGCTATTGCCGCAGGCTCTGCAGTACTTCCTATCGCCAATGGCGGTACAAACGCCACGACCGCTGCTAATGCCTTGACTTCTCTAGGTGCGTATCCGGCAGCTAACCCAAGCGGGTTTACCTCTAATACTGGCACGGTGACGTCGGTAGCTGGAACGGGTACTGTTAGCGGACTTACACTTACAGGCTCAATTACAACGTCGGGTTCTTTGACTCTTGGCGGCACACTAGCCTTAACATCGGGTGAGGTAACTACTGCCCTTGGCTTTACACCCTATAGCGCTGCTAACCCAAGTGGATATCTATCGACGGTTAACCTTGCAACAAACGTAACAGGCACACTGCCTGTCGCCAATGGCGGTACAGGCGCGACTACGCTCACGACAAATAACGTCCTTTTGGGTAATGGTACAAGCGCGCTTCAAGTTGTTGCGCCGGGTACTTTAGGTAATGTATTGGTCAGCGATGGCACAACATGGGTTTCACAGGCACCAGCCTCATCGGGGGTATCGCAAGCACGCGCTACTGCACTGGCGATGGTCTTCGGTTTGTAATTAAGGAGATATTGACGTGGCAGCGCCGAATATAGCATCACTCACAACGATCACGGGTAAGACGACGTACTTGACACCGGGGGGCACGACAGCCCTTGTTCTGGTGCGGAACGCGGCGGCATCTAATACGGTGCTGAAGATTAACCAAATTGTGGCCGCCAACGTCAATGGTACCAACGCTGTGGACTGCACGGTCTCGATCTACACCAACGGCGCAGTGGCACCGGGTTCAGCGCCCTCAGGCGGCACGGCCTTCCCGATTGCCTCTACGGTCTCGGTGCCTGCTGACGCTTCTCTGATTGTGGTTGATAAGACGACGGGCCTCTATCTTGAGGAGGGCACCAGCATCACCGTCACTTCTGGTACCGCCAGTCAGATTGCTTACAGCGTTAGCTACGAAATCATGGCGTGATAGTAACTTATCAAGAACTCGCCGGTAAAAGGAACTTGCCATGACAAGGCGATATCGCGGTAGTTTCGTTACTGCCAACCCACCTGTACCCGCTGGTTCGTTTCAGAACAGCGCGGCTGGCGGTATCTGGTCTATGGCTTATCAGGCACAGTACCGGCAGCAAGGTCTGTGGCCGATAGCTGGCAACGTGAATGATGGCACTGTAGCTATATTTGCATTGGGGTACGGTGGATGTACCACCAACAACAAATATACATTTTCTGGATGTACTGTCAGCGCGGCTACATCATTTGGCACATCTGCACTTTTTCCTTCGGCTGCTGGTAACAGCACCGCTGGTATTTTCGCTTTAGGATACTGCAGAGGAGGTGCGCGAAGAAAGTATACGTACGTTGGGTGTGTAGTCAGCACTGCTGCCGGAGCTACGGCTGCCGCTTATAGTG